TATGTATGCGCACAGCACCAAAAGAACGGGATCGAAGATTTTGGTTGGGGAAAGGGCTATACATACGTCCAAGAAGAGATCGGGCGTCTATTGAATAGCTTATCAGAGCTTGTGGACAACGGGATCAATGTCGTTTTGACAGCCCACGCACAAATTAAGAAATTTGAACAGCCGGACGAGATGGGATCTTATGACCGATACGAGTTAAAACTCGGGCAAAAGACCAGCTCAAAAACGGCCCCACTGGTCAAAGAATGGGCCGATATGGTGCTCTTTGCGAATTATAAGACTATCGTCATGACGACAGACACCGGAAAGAAAAAAGCCCAAGGGGGCGAGCGTGTCATGTACACGAACCACCGCCCAGCGTGGGACGCCAAAAATCGTCACGGCTTGCCAGATCAGCTTCCGTTTACGTTTGAGAGCGTGGCCCATATCTTCAACGCACCGTCTCCCGTACCAACTGAAACGCCGACACCGGCACCAGTTCCACAACCAGAGCCACAACCACAAAAACAAAACATTAACGAGCAATTGCAAGAGGCTGCTCAAGAGGTGGCCCAAGAGATGGGACGAGCTCCACAAGCGGGACTTTTACCGCAAGCATTGATCGACTTAATGACGCCTAACAACGTGACCGAAAACGAATTGCAAGAGGTCGCGTATATCCGCGGACACTTCCCGATGGGGACGCCGATCGAAAACTTCCCGGCGAATTACTGGGATATGATCGTTGCGAATTGGGACGCGACGCTTGACGTCATTCAAAACCAAGTTCGGAAAGATCCAGACTTACCATTTAACACTAACAATTTATAAACCTAAAGGAGAAAATCATCATGACACAACAACAATACAACAACAACTTTGATCGCGAATTCGGCTGGGAAGACACAATTCAAAAAGATTCCGAATTTGTCTTTCTACCAAACGGCCTATACTGGTTCACAGTTAAAGAGTACGAGCGCGGACGTCACACGCCAAACCCTCAAAACCCCGGCAAATTGCCAGCTTGCCCTAAAGCGACAGTACACCTTACTATCGTAGCGAACGAAGGCGAAACAGAACTTCGTCACAATCTCTTTTTACACAGTTCAACTGAGGGAATGTTATCAGCGTTCTTTGGTGCTATTGGGCAAAAACGTAAAGGCGAACCGCTTCGTATGGATTGGAACGCGATCATCGGGAAAGTCGGAGTTTGTAAGGTTGGAAACCGCGAGTACAACGGCAATAAATACAACGAAGTAAAAGGTATGATCTATGCCGAAGACGTTGACTATACAAAAGTATTGAACGCACAACCGGGACAACAAGCCCCAGCATACCAACAACCAGCGCCACAGTACCAACAACCACAACAACCAGCACAGGGAGGCTTCACAGGAGGGCCGTTCTAATATAGGAGGTTCTAAAGTATGGAGTTAAGACCCTATCAACAAGAGGCGCGGGAAGCCGTTCAGCGTGAGTGGCTAGAAGGTCGGAAACGTACTCTTCTAGTCCTTCCGACTGGGACGGGGAAAACCGTAGTATTCTCAAAGATCATTGAAGATCAAGTCCGAGAAGGGAAACGCGTCCTCGTACTAGCTCACAGATCCGAGTTATTGGATCAAGCAAGCGACAAGCTCAAGACCGCGACGGGCCTCGGTACAGCGCTAGAAAAGGCTGAAAGTACGTCTATAGGTTCATGGTATCGCGTCGTTGTCGGGTCGGTCCAGACCATGCAACGGGAGAAACGTTTAAGTCAATTCCCGCCCGATTGGTTCGACGTGATCGTAGTTGACGAGGCGCACCATGCTATATCTGACGGGTATCAGAAAGTGCTGGGCTATTTCAAAGACGCGGAAGTCTTGGGGGTGACGGCCACGCCAGACCGGGGCGATATGAAAAATCTCGGATCGTACTTTGACAGCTTGGCTTATGAGTATTCACTCGTACAGGCGATAAAAGAAGGATATCTTTCCAAAATTAAAGTCTTGACGATTCCGATTGATCTCGATCTATCGAGCGTGTCAATGTCCGCGGGAGATTTTAAAGCGAGCGACGTCGGAACGGCACTCGATCCGTATCTCGTACAGATTGCGGACGAAATGGCCAAGTATTGCAAGGATAAGAAAACAGTCGTCTTTCTTCCACTAGTGAAAACAAGCCAAAAATTCCGCGATATCTTAAACGAGCGAGGATTTAAAGCGGCCGAAGTAAACGGGGAATCGAAAGATCGGGCCGAAGTGCTCGAAGACTTCGAAAAGGGCCGTTATAACGTTCTATGCAATTCAATGCTACTAACTGAAGGCTGGGATTGCCCGTCGGTTGATTGTGTGGTCGTGTTACGTCCGACGAAAGTCCAAGCGCTCTATTCGCAGATGGTGGGACGTGGGACGCGTCTCTTCCCCGAAAAAGAAGAGCTTCTTCTACTCGATTTTCTATGGCACACCGAGCGTCACGAGCTTTGCCGACCGGCTCACTTGATAAGTGAGAGCCCGGAAGTGACTAAAAAAATGGTCGAGAATATGGAAGAAGAAACGGGCGTCGTGATTGATCTTGAGCAGATGGAAGTCAAGAGCGCGGAAGACGTTGTCGCAGAACGTGAAGAAGCCCTTGCAAAACAACTCGCAGAAATGCGGAAGCGCAAGAGAAAACTCGTCGATCCGCTTCAATTCGAAATGTCGATTCATGCTGAAGATCTTTCGAGCTATATTCCGAATTTTGGCTGGGAGATGGCCCCGCCGTCTGAAAAACAACTCAAGG